TGATACGAAGACGCAACTGCACAATCTTGTTAGCAGCTTCCTCCGTGTCATCGTTGGAACAGAAGCCCCAACCACGACGCAACCGCTCAACGATGTCAGTCATTTCTTTGGCCTTTTCCAACCCATTGACTTGAGCGATATAGCTAGACTGCGTTGATCGCTGATGATCGTTGCGTGTTTAGCTGCACGTGTGATGCCTGTGTAGAAGTTGGGACGGCTTAAGTTGTAGAACGCACACGTTGCCATGATGTACGTGATGTTGTCATACTGCGAACCTTGGCACTTGTGCGTGGTGAGAGCGTAGGCTAGCTCGATGACCTTGCGAGGGTCGTAGCTGTAGTGGATGCCCTTGCGTGCGCTGTATTCCTCAACGCGTGGAGGGAGTTCTACAACACGATCACCGAAGTCAATCTCAAGTACACCGTATGGGTCGATGTCAACTACCTTGCCCACTTCACCATTGAGCATCTGCTTTGTCTCTGGACATGGTATGTAGCTGCCCATCAGACCGACGCCGCTAGGTGAGTACTCTATGAAGCGTTCGCTGTAGTCGCGTAGGTCGTAGCTGTTGGTGTTGCATACAACCTTATCACCGATCGACACGAAGACTTTGTTCTTCACTTCCCACTTGTTGCGCGGCAGTTCGATCTTGCTGCGCATCTCGGGGTTGAAGCGTGTTTGTAGTATGTTGTTCAACCTGATAGTGCCGATGTCTGACTTACGTGCAGGCGAGATGATCTGATTGGTGATGCTACTCCAATCAACCTCGCTGTTAGTGAGTGAGCCATACAATGTATGCAGCACTGCATCACCTAGATGTATACCTACATCTTGATTGCTGCCAAAGAACTGACCACGTGTGATGCGTCGTGCTGCTTCGATGATGCCGTTGCCTTCTGCCTGTCTGTAGATGTTGTGAAGTGTGAAGGTGTTAGGCATAGCGAGACACTTCTGAAACGGCGACGTTGGATCAGCTAGTTCGTTGTTCTCAATAGGTGGTAGCTGTCGAACGTCACCGAATGCACGCAAGCAGCCAGAGCTAGGGATAGCTGCTACCAGATCGCGGTGTAGTGCAGTAGACACCATCGCATACTCATCAACGATGATCACATACTGGTCGAGCGGGTTGCTGCGACTGCGTGAAGGACCGCTGACAGATGTAGGTGCACCTGTTTCTTCGTCTATGTCTGGACGATTGAACTCAAGCAGCTTGTGGATGGTTGTAGCTGGATAGCCTGTAGCTTCACGAATACGCCGCGCGGCTTTGCCTGTGGGAGCAGCGATTGCGAAGCTGACGTTGTTAGCTTTCAACATGTCGCAGGCTTGTTTGATGATTGTAGTCTTACCTGTGCCTGCTTCACCTGTTACACTTACTAGACGCTTAGCAGTATCTACGCATGAGTTGACAGCGGCTTGCTGTTCCGCATCGAGTTCCATGATGTTCTCCGTGTGCTAGGTTTCGCACTGTCGCTATACAGCGTATAAAGCAAACGCCACGCACATCAACGGGAGGAAGCTGTGCGTGGCGCTGCTCGCCAGGAGCTAGTCGGGGTGCTTACTAGCCGACTGACGTAGCTCCATCGGTTTCCTCGCCGCGCTTGTTTGCAATCACTTCATGCTTGATGCGTGTGAGGCCGCTGTTGGCGTACTCTGGTGTGTCAAGGAACTCAACCACCTTACGCGCGTCAGACATGATGCGATCCACTTGCAGCTTCGCACCTGGGATGGGGTTGCCAGCTTCATCGGTCACGCGACAGAAGAAGTGGAAGGTGCGCTTCTGCGGTGCACGGTTGACTTGCTTCTTAGCGGACGAGCCAGAAGCGGAACTTGGAGAACGTGAAGGAGAGGTAGCCATTTGAATGTATCCTCTTGTAAGAGTTTGAAGGAAGTGCTAGATGGCCTGTGTTCAACAAGCCACCTAGCTAGAGTAGCAGAGTGTAGTTAGAGAGGCAACACCTGACCCACTTCCGCACGCGGGTTCTTTTCTAGATCAGTACCCATGCGAACGCGAGCGCGAGCTTCACGACCTACGAAGTCGTTAGGGTCGATGCTGTTAGAGGCAGCAACACCGAACGCTTGGCAAGTCTTCTTCATGCGCCAGCGGTCGGCAGGAATGTCACGCGCAACGATGTTGAGCGTGAACGTTAGCTCATCAACACCGTCGCCTGGATCGAAGTCCGCAGGGAACTCCGAGCGCGGCACTTGCAGTGTGAGAGTGAGCATGTTGTTACCACTCGATGCTGCAACTTTGTCTTGAGCAGCAGTGCAGATCACCTTGTATTCACCCGGTGGTAGCTGCGGGGGTGCTTCCGCATCAGCGATGTTGGAACTAAAGGTCAGTAAACCCATTGTAGTCTCCTTGTTTGTGTAGCTATGCAGCGTACACCCACAACTTGAAGCCAGCAAGCTACGACAGCTAGCCTCTGTGGATAGCACTACTACTAGATGTAGTAGGTCTATTTCGGGATTGGGAGCTTGACGTGACCACCGTTGACGAAGTTGTGCCACCATTCAGCTATAGTAGTACCTTCGCACTTGTTGCTGTTATAGTGCCACACGAACGATGTCTTGCCTGACATATCGAACATGCGTGATTTCATTGGTGCACGGAAGCGTTCAGGACGAATAGCGATGTGGCGTTGTCCACCTTGATCACGCATGTTCCACACTTCGCTGATGTCCTTGCTAGTGATGTTAGGTAGTTGTCCTCCGAGCAGCATGCCCACGCCGATGATAGCACCATCGTTGTTACGATCTGCATCCTTCTCGTGTGTGATGAAGATGATGTGTTTGTTGAGCATGCCTGTGATACGGATCATGTTACTGACGAATGCACCTACGTAGATGTTACGCATACCGTAGCCGTTAAGACCGGGTGCTTCGATGCTAGACTTAGGTGCAACCGTTACAGCGTAGCGGAGAGCGTGTTCACTAAACTTCGTCAAGCTATCTACTATCACTGTGTCGAAGTCTGCGAGTGAGTTATACAATGTATAAGGGTCAGGCTTCATACCCTCTTTCACTATGTCAACAGACTTCTCACTTGTCAGGTTGATGCGTTCCCAATTGGGCATGTTGCGGATAGACATGTCACCATCAGGATCAAGAGCGATGAACAGCTTACGACCGGGAGCGGTAGCTGCTAGTGTAGTCTTACCACAACCAGCATCACCCCACAGTATCATTGACATACGAGAGAGCATGTCAGTAGGCTTCTCTATCTTTAGCTCCATCTAGTATCTCCCTGATGTGTAAGTACTATTATAGCACACTGTAGATCACATGCAAGCTAGGAGCGGAGCGACACCCGCTTCTTCCGGCGCTTAGCAGTATGCATCCTGCCACGCGTGTAGTATATACCATCAGCTACTGCGTTGGTGCTGTAGCTCTGGCGCCTATTGAGCCAACGCACTACGTGAAGTGGGTATAAGCATTTCCACTTAGACCATACTTCTTCTAGATACTGCTTCTGCGTCATGGATCGAGTGTTTCATCTAGAGGCGACCATCGCTTAGTCACCATCTCGTTGTCGAATATGTGTTTGCGCTGTTCCATACTCTCGCAACATAGAGGGATGAAACTGCAACTACGAAAATAACGATTACAAGAGTGAGTGTACATTGGTGCGTTGGTGGGGTCGTCTTCATAGAGTAGTATGATCCCTAGTGTGTGTTTGACCCACAGTTGCCACTCAAAGAACGCGTTCTCGTTGCGCGTCGTTGGGTAGCGCATGATGCCATCGCTGTAGCTGCTACTCTTAGGTACTGGTAGTTGTAAGCCCCACATGATGACGTTGCGTATGGGTTGGTTGAGTATGCAACTCATCGCAATGCAATACCCAGTAACCTGATTGCTAGTATCGAAGCTGTTACTCCACACGCTATCAATACGACTGCCCGTTTTGTTCTCATGCACTTCTGGAGTGGTGTCGTTAGGACGTAGTGTATCACGACACACAGCGTCAACACGACCAACAAATCGTACAAGGGGTTTGTCGCTGTAATCGTGTAGAGTGACATCGAATGGAACCTCCACCCCTATTTGTGAAGCGTCCTCGTTGCAGATAGGAATGAAGCGGCCAAGTGGATACCGCTGCACGTAGTTAATAGCCGCACTTTCAAGGTTAGCTTGCGTGCGGCGATTGTCACGTGGGTCATCGTGATAGCCTGATGTTTCGAGTAGATTAAGGCACATCTGCATACATCGTGTTTCGGCATCTTCTGTGCTGTGATAGTAATGGAGTGCTTGTTGCCAGCGATCAGGATACTCAGCATTGTTGAATATCCTCCCCGCGTATGCGTTGATCATGTTGCCGCTGTCACGACCTAGCGTGTCTTTGAGATGATTAAGCAAGTCGAAGAAGCGGCAAGCTGCGAACACATCATGCATAGCACGACCAGCTTCAAGCGGCAGCACGCGTTCATTGCCACTAGGCAGCTTCTTACCATGCCAACTGTTGATGATGCCCCATCTAGGACACGTGTTGACTGCAGACATTGTAGAGTAGTCAACCCACGGCAGGGTTAGATCGGTCGTTGGCTTTATTAGCATTGACCTTTTCCTCCAGTTGTTCAATGTGTGCTGTCATCAGTAACTCGATACACTTGTCAGCTAGGCGCATCCAATCCTTATCACCCGGTGTTTGTTCGTTCATCAACTGCAGCAACGCGTTGGCTGTGTTTATACGTTGTATATCACTCAGCATGTTAATGCTTCTCCGGTGTGATGTCGATCATGCTAGCTTCACCGTGGAACCGCTTGCGGACTTCTTCCCAATCACCACGCAGCTTCGCACCTACAGTAGCGATGTCTGCTACGATGTCTGCCATCTTGCTCACTGTCTTTGTGATAGCTTCCATCTCCTGACGTAGCATCTCGTTGTCTTCAGCGAGGCGTTCTAGAACTAGGCGTGTGCCAGCTTCCATGCCGTGTGTTTGTAGAGTGTGACGCACATCTC